GCCATCTTCAAGATTGGCGATGTCGATATCGCCAAGGCCGATCTGATGGCCGAGTCCAAGGCGCTTGATTTCATCGGTGATGAGGCCGCCGACGAGATCGGCAACCGTGACACCCTTATGGGCGGCGAGTTGTCGAGCCTGTTCGGCACGCTCTTCGGGAAGACGGATTGCTGCGGTAGCCAATGCGATAACTCCTTTTTTCGTGCATTGAATGCTTTAGATGCATTAATATAGCATTTGCCGGAGAATCATTCAAGGAATCGCTCGGAGAAAACTAGAATAAATCAATGAAATTGTTGATTTAAATGAATGGAAATCATATATTCATATCGCTGCAAGCGACGGCAGCTAACGCTACAAGGGGAAGCCGCCGACGAGCCGCTTCCCCTTTTATTTTGGCCGTGTCGTCAGCGACTCCGTGAATTTCCCCAATTTCCCGGCCTCGACTGTTTACGAAGCTCGTCCGAAACGACACCACGCATAGTGCCTTCCATTTCCTTAGCCATTCTCTTGGCAAGGTCTTGGTTCTGTTCTGGCGTGCCAGAGCTACCGTTTACTGTGACGGGCGAATTGATCGTGATCACCTGCGATTGATTTGCGCTCACGCTGCCAGAGAAGCCCGCTGAGAGCGTCGGTGTTTCCGTGACAAGACCGCCTTCAGCATAGCCGCGCTTTGCGGCTTGATGCATTGCGTCAAGATTTTTCACGCCAAGCGCACGGGTTGCCTGTTTGGAGAAAACGAACTCATCTGCATGCACCACGCCTGCGGGCTGATGCTTGCTACCGGGACCAGTCCAACCACCTTCCGAGAAACCAAAGAGCGCACCGAACAAGCCGCCGAGAAACCCGCCCATGCCGCTGCCGGACGATCCACCGGAGCCGCCGAACAGACCGGCAAGCGGGCCGGTTCCAAGAAGCGCGGCTTGGAGGCCGACTTTGACGAGCGATTGCAAGATGCCTTGAAGCGCCTGCTGCCATGTCGTCGTTCCGGTAATGAGACCGGACAATGCGTCCACCATTTGCCCACCAAAGAAATTCCCGGCTTCTGAAAGCTGTTCCTGCTTCAATCGCAGGGCTTCGGTGCTGGTTTCGGCTGCGGCCATTCCCGCCGCAAGCTGAGCGATTTCTGACCGCTGCTGTGGCGACAGGGCGATGCCTGCCCGCTGCGCTTCGGCAAGCATCTGCTGCTCATATCGGAGCGCCGCCGCTGCCTGCTCCGTCATCCCAAGCGCCTGCTGCTCGGTGCGTTGCGCGTCCGTGTATTCCCGTGCGCCCTGCGTGATCTGACCGTATGCATCACTCTGGCGCGTAGCTGCCTGCGTAAGCCTGTCGATTTCGGCGGCGGTATCCTTGGAACGGGCGCTGGCGTCCTCGATATGCCAGTTCTCATTCGAAAGCGGGAAATTCAGGCCATAGTTGCTGGCATTTGCATGCACCCATCTCCGGGCAGCATCAGAACCATAGCCGAGATCAGCAGCGTTACCCTTATTGTGCTGGCTGTTGCCGGGAGGTGCCACCCATTTCCGGGCCGCTTCCGGGGAGCCGTATTTCTTCAGCGCCTGCAACCAAAGCTCTTGCTGGCGCTCCACCGAACGGAAACCGGAATTGACCGTGACGCTGCCCTGCAATTCCTTCGGCATGCTGGCAATCATGGTGGCAAGCCGCTTTTGAAAATCCACCTGCATGCCGGTGACATGCGATGCACCCTTGCCAGATGCCAGAACGGAAGACAGGTAGCTGGCCGGATCGTCGGTTGCCGATTTCAGGTTGACCGAAGCCAGCGCCTTGCCACGCATTTCATTTGCAAGGGCGATCTCCCGCTGGCCTTGTGCCATCGAAAGCGACTTCTGATAGACGGCATCGATCTGGGCTTTTTTATCCAAATCAGCCAGCGACTTTGCCAGTTCCGGCACTTCATTCTTGAGCGCCCGGATTGCATCGCCAAAGCTTTTGATATTGGCAACCGCGCGGCCTGCGGCGATGTCAGTGCCGGAGAGAGCAGCATTGAGGTCAACAATAGGCGGCTTTGCGCCCGCCGCTTCGTCGCCAGCCTTATAAATGAAATTCTCGCTGTAGCCGTTGCGCCGGTCCAGCACGTCGCGCAAGCGCATGGCTTCCGCTGTCAACTCTTCGACCTTCTGTTTCTGCCGGTCGATATTCTGGCCGGTAATCGGGTCATCGCGATCAAGCAATGCCTGTGACTGAAGATCGGCCAGAACAGCTTTAGCTTCCTGAAGGTCTTCGTAAACCGCCGTCAGGCCACGCTGCACGTTGCGGTTCGACTGTTCTTCGATCCTGTTCCATCTGTCGAGAAAATCGTCCATCGCGAAAACAAGGCCCACAACCGCCTGTTTCGTGAAGGTGCTGACGGTGGTGCCGACCTTGTTAAACTTTCGGTCCAGTTCGTCGGCGCGCTGGATGAGTTCGTCATCCATGATAAGGCCAAGGTCGTGCGCCTCTTTTATGGTCGCCCGGATGCCGTCAGCGCCACGAGACAGAAGCTCCACGAAGCGCTCACCCCCGGTTCCGCCGAACAGTTCGTCAGCGATCCGGATTTGCGCCGCCCTGTCGAGTTGCTGCAATCGCCCGATGATTTCGACAAGCAGGGCGGAAGGATCGGCAAGTTTCTTTTTGAGATCGGCGGCGGTGTATCCAAGGCGCTGGAAGGCTTCGGCGGCGGAACCGCCACCAGTGACGATCCACTCGTCAGCCCGGAGGTTCAATTCTTTCATGCCATCGACAAGGGCATCCACCGGAATGCGCGCCTGATTGGCAACGTGTGAAAGCTCTTGAAACGCCTGATTAGACAAACCGGCACGCTTCGCCTCGCTTCCGATATTGGCGATGCCCTTTGTCAGTTCCCCCACGCGCCCGATGATGGCGTCAAGTCCACCGATGGCAAGCCCGCCGATCATGCCACCGGCCAGCCCTTTGCCGAAAGCACCAACCGTCTTCATGGCGTTACCCATGGCCTTCTCGATGCCGGAACCGGCCTTCTCGGCGTCCGTCTGCATCTGCTTGAAGCCGGTTCGGGAGCGCTGTTTCTGGCGGTCCATATCCCGCTCGTATTTGTCGAAGCGAGCCGCAAGGGTGACAAGCAACTGCTGGCCTTCATCTGCCATTTTCAAAACTCCTATGCTGCGGCCTGCATAAGCCGGTCAAAATCATCTTCGGGGAGGTCGTAAATCGACCGGGTGTTATTGCTCTGGATGGCACGGGACAGGGCCATGGCGGCGGCAACAGCGCCGTCAATGCGATCTGTGCGTTTATCCTTGTGCATGCGCACAAGGCCCGTATCGCCACGGCTGGCGACGACGCTATCAAAATGGTGGCGAAGGACCGGGTGTGCATCATGGCGGATCATGCGCCCGTTGACGGTGCGCTCAAGATCGCCAATTGCCGGTCCCATGGTGAGCGGTGCCTGTCGCATTTCGATTGCGGGCAAGCCGTCATCGTGCAGGCGCTGCATGGTCCTGCGGGCAAGATATGGGTCGAAGGCGATTTCGCGAACGTCGAACCGTGCGCAAAGCTCGCGAATATGCTGTTCGATGGCTTCCGGTTCGATCACCGGGCCGTCAATGGTTATGACGTGGCCGTCAGCCTTCCATTGCTCGTAAGGCACGGCGTCTTTGACCGCTCTGGCTTTCAGGTTATCACCCGGAATGAAGAACCACGGGTGCGTGAAAATACGCCCGTCGTCGTGCTTCCAAGCCGCAACAATTGCTGTCAGGTCGCCATTAACCGACATGTCCACGCCGATGTAGCAAGGCAGGGTTTCGAGTTCGGCCAGATCGAAGTTCGGGTCGTGGCCTTCGTCATAGATGTCCATATCGAACAACGGTTCGCGGGAAGCGCCCTGCCAGAGATTCAGGTTGTATTGCAGGAAGGCGAACCGCTCTTGCGGCCTGTCCCGTGCGTCGGTGACAAGGTTTGCAAATTCTTCGATGGACACGAAACCGTCAGCAAGGCCGGGGTTCGCCTTATGCCATGTTGCCGGGTCGTCCCATGCATCGTCCGGGTCGGCCATGAATAGGATAGGTAGATATGACGGATTGAATTTCTCGCCCGTCGCGATTTTGCAGGCGTTTACATACTCATCATAGAGCAGGTTCTCGTTACCAGCGCCCGCCGTGCTGGCAATGATGGTCAACGGGCGCTTCTTCACGCGGGAGCTTTTAAGCGCCTCCCATAATTCTCGGTTCTTCCAAACGTGCAATTCATCTGCAAGAATGAAGGTGGGGGAAAGGCCGTGCGCCTTGCCGCCATCCGATGACAGAACCTCAAGGCTCGATTTTTTCACGTCGCAATTGATCAGGCGCTTGCCGGTTTTACTGCCGTAAATCTTCGTCGCAGCGACAAGCCGCTTATCCTCCCGAATAATGCCAGCGGCTTCGTTGAAGGCGATCTTGGCTTGATCGCTATCCTTCGCCGCAAAGATCGCCTGTCCACCTGCAACGGCTTCCGGGCCGATGGTGTGAAGAAGCGCAAGGGCGGCGGCAAGCGTGGTCTTGCGGTTGCCGCGTGGCATGAGAAGCAAAACCGATTTCACAATCATATGGCCATCTGGCGTGCGTGGACCATAGATGCGCCGCACGATGCGCTCTTGCCAGCGGGTCAATGTGAAGGCGCGTTTCAGCGCGCTGCTGGATGGATGGCGAAGCATGCGAAGGAAGCGGACGGCGCGTTCCCCGTAACCGAACGGGTCTTCAATAGGACTGTTATCGAAAACCCAATCCGGGTAGGTGCATGCCATTACACCACCGCCAAGGGGTTATCGTCGTCATCATCGGCGGGGCCAGCGTCACCGATGCGCGAACGGCTGGCTGGCATCAAACCATATTCGGCGGCAAGCTGGCGGGCCGTCTGCATGTAACGGATTTGCAGACCGCCAAGCTTCATGTCGGGAACGGCCATACCGGCCATCTGTTCTGTGATCTGGGCGACGAAGCCGACTGCCGTGCAATAGCTTTCGATACCAGCAAGATCGCCGGTCGTGACAACACCACGTTTGATCAGCACCGGGAATACGCGTCGCCATTCGGCTTTGGCGTGCGGTGAAAGGCGCTTCGGCGGCGTTGGCATTTTGGTGATGGCGGTGCTGTCGCGCTGGATGGCCGGTTTGACGCCGCGATTGTGAACGCTCATTTCAGCACCTCACCGCGCAACTCAAGGGCTTCGTAACGACCGATTTCCTTGATTTCCTTGAGGCCGTAGACGCTGCCATTGTAGGTGACGCGATCTGCCGTGGTGATACCCGGCATATAGCGGATGCGGAAAATTATGTTGCCGGTTTCCGCTTCGCCAAAGCCCGTGAAGAATTCCGTGGCCGACTGCTGGATGATCTCTGCCCAGACAACGGAGACGATTGCCCACGCCTTCACCACGTCGCCGGAAGGTTTGACGGTTTCGGTCTGGCGTTCGATGGTGATGCGCCGATCCATTTTGCCCGCGTTGATCATTTCAACCACCGGATCAGAGCTTCAGCAGACAGGACGGAGTGACCATATTTAGGATCGGGGTCGCGTGGGTGCCGCATAGTCGTGACCTTGAAATGATCGCAATAGGCTCCTGCGCTCTCCATTTCGGCAGACAGATTATATTTGGACAGGGCATCATTGACGGCGGCGGCGATCTCTTTGGCTGCATCCTGCCCGGCGTCCAGCGTCCAAACGTGCAGGTCCAAATAAACCCACGCGGCAGTCTGGGCACGATAGTCGTTGCCATGCAATTCGGTGTTGCCGTCTGCGATCACAACGCACGGTGTCTTGTCCGGGCGCGCGCCGCCCGCCCGGATATGGGTCGGTGGCACAAGGGCGGTAACTTCCGGTTTGTTGATCAGCCGGTTGCGGATGGCCGTTTGAAGGGTGAGAACGGGTTCGATGCTCATTGGCTGGTCGTGCCTTTCCATGCGTCTTTCACGGCCTTCTTCGCGGCCCGGTCGATACGTTGCTGTGCGCGCTTGCGCTGAAGCCGGAAGCCCGGCCAAAAGAAGGGCTGTGCGTCGGCTTTGCTGGTCCCGTATTCGACCAGATGCGGGTAGCGGGTGTCGCTGTCGCCCACCGTGATGATGACTTCGGAAGGACCGGCGACACGGTTGCCGCCGGGCTGGCTATATGGCGGGGTGGACTGGCCGGGCAACGTGACGGTGATGGAGTCCTTCAGCGCGCCTGTGTCTTCCGGCGCAAGGGCGCGTTGCGTGGATGCAATCGACTCTGCGGATGTCGCCAGCGCTTTAAGCACGGCATCACGCGGGGCTTTTTTCACCCGGTCAAATGCTTTCATGAGATCGTCCAGCCCGTCATTCGCCATCGTGGAACCACTCCAAGCGATAGCTGTCGAGCGTCTGGGTGACGGCCTGGGGTGCGATCTGGCTGGAAATCCCAAACGTGGCGACGTTACGGACCTCGTAATAGAAGGCGACCAGCCGGAGGATTGCGATTTTCAGATCAGACGGAAAAGGGTCGAGGTCATCTAGCGACCTGCCGATATAGTTCGCGACATACTGCTCTGCCGCCTCAATGTAGAGCATGATCAGCGCGTCTTCCTCATGGTGATCGATGCGCATGTGCTGCTTCGCGAGATCGTGGGTGATGCCCGTCATTCCGCTGCTTCCTTGTGAAAGATTATTTCGGGATTTTCTTGAACAGACTTCCCCGCGCCGGTCCCTAAACATGCAGGGAAATTGTCAGGCACCCCCGGAGGGGTGTTTGCGGCCTGTCGATCAGCATCAGAGCAAGTCAGTCTGTTCGATTGCTTCTTTTGGGTCATGTTTGGGGTCGTGAGCGCCACTTCGAGCGGCATGCCTTGGGCCAAGCGCTGTTGGAGGGAACTGACACTCAAGTTCAGTCCTTCCGCCCATTCCGCTATGGTCTTAGTGATGCCATTCACTGTGTGAGTGGGGGTGACGGCATTCCTCGACCGGCGGTTAACCTGCTCTTTGCTGAAGACTGGCAGGCGCTGGCGTTGATGGCCGGTTTTCATGGGTGTGGTGATTGCGTCGGCAATGGAGATGCCACGCTCAAGGCGTCCGATGATGATGGCGGGTGTGATGCCGTAGTCGAGCGCCCATTCGATAATGGGCTGCTGGATGCCTTCATGTTCAAGGATGGTTTCGGGCGTCATAGTGCGCGCTCCTGCCGCTGTTTGGTGGAGCTATGGCAAGGCGTGCAAAGGGATTGCCAGTTACCGCGAAACCAGAAGAGGCGCTTGTCGCCGCGATGGGGAATAATGTGGTCAACGACCGATGCGAGGTTTCCGCACATCCGGCAAGAGGGGTGTGCACGCAGATACTCACCACGGGCTTTACGCCACTCATGGTTATAGCCGCGAAGGGCTGCTGAAGGGCGGCGGGCATCATGGCGGGCGTTGCGTTCGCGCTTGGCCTTCTCCTGGCACTGGCAAAGCTGGCCGTGGGGAATGATGACGCCACATGCACAAATCCGTGGGGGCTTGCTCATTTGCGCCTCCCGGAAGATTTGAGCGCCTGAAGTCCGGGACGGTCAAATTCAGGATCAAGGCCAGCAGCAACATTGCGCTCTGCCTGTTCCGGGTCCTGTTCCTTCTCGTCGTCGGAAGCGCCACCATGAATGGCT